TCTACCAGCCCTTGTTTAATAATTAGCACAGCACTGTCTTGTTGCTCTTCATTTCCGAACACATCAACGTTGTCATATAGCCAGCGATAGATTTCGTCCATCTCTTCTGGCAATACTTGACTACAAATAAGTTTACGTGCTTCTGTAATCTTACCCGCTTTAAATAAGTCAACCATCTTTAGCTTGTAGTCATCTGTACTAGCATCTGCGTTCTTGCTAACTAGAGTGCCTGTTTGTGCTTCTAGTTGCACTGTGTTAATACACTTACGCAAGTCTGGATAGTATGCCTTAACATACGTATCTAAGGTGTCTAGATCAAACTGTACACCCTCTGTAATGAGGATCTCCGCCATACGTGCTGTAAACTCTACCTGATCAATCTTCGCAATGTGCATGTGCTGACAGCGACTGTGTATAGCTGGCATAATCTTGTTGGGATAGTTACACGTTAGAATAAAGCGCACACTGTGACTGTAGTCTTCCATTAAGTTACGTAGTGCAGGCTGCACACTATTAATGTTCATATAATCAGCTTCGTCAATAAGCACAACCTTAAAGTCACCAAACGGCATAGTTTGACAGAATGTAATAAGTTTGTCAACCCATTCAATCTTACGTGCTTCTTTAGATCCGTTAGCAACCATAACATCGGTGTCTTGTACATCTAGTTGATTAATAAGAATCTTAGCAATAGTAGTTTTACCTAGTCCGGCACTACCACTTAGTAGAATGTGCGGAATACTTCCACTATCAATCCAGCCTTTAATTTGTTCTCGCTGACTTTCGTCACGGAACACGTATCCGTCAATACTTTTAGGACGATATTGTTCTACCCATAATTGCTTCATTTACTTACCTCTGTTATTATTTGTTAGTTTTTGATGCCACTCTTTTTTAAATATAGGACTTAATATATTATTGTCGTGATCGTGTTGGCTTTGCGGCGGTCCACCAAATATATATCCTAATGTTAGGCGCGGCTCAACATTAATTGTTGGCACACCTCTATGCCATAAGTTGCTTGGAAATATAACACAGCGGTTATCTTTCCATTCTACCTCGTGAATTTTGTTGCCGCCATTATCGGGATTATCACTCCAGAAGTCCATTCCTGTATCTCCATTAATAAAATGAACCATAGTATAGCCGGGCGGCCCTATGTCCTGGTGAAATCCGCCTTTTAACGTCTTTGTAGTAAGGTTAAGTTGACATTGCACTAAGTGTAATGGTAACACTTCGTCATTTGTGCTTATTCTGCCTCTAGCAGCGTCAAGTGCAGAAAAGGTTGCTTTATACTCCCACGGCATTTCGTGTAAACCGAATAGAGGCCATATTTTACTAAAAAAGGAGTGCCCTACGTCTGGACCAATGCCGTGATGTTCACACGTTACTGGTATTGATAAAATATTTTTTTTAATAGAACTATATAACCATTCTGGCACAATGTCGTCAAATACTAAAATTTGATTAGTCAATTAAATCACTCCATTTCTTTAATTTATTACGTTTATAGTTTACTCTAACACCTAATTCGTCGTTTGTCAAGAGGCCGTGTTCTACCATTAGTTCGATCATACACAACACATCGCCTGCTTCTTCTAGCAGTTTTAAACGTTGTTCTTCTGTTGCTTCGTCGATTGTACTAAACTTGCGCATCATCTTTGAACAGCGTTGTGTTAGTTCGCCGCACTCTTCCATAGTAATGCACATTAACTGTTGTAGTGTATTAATGGGACTATCTTTCAACACCCAACTCCTTGTATGCTAGTTGTACGCCTTTTGCTTGGAAGTAAGCGTCTGCTAGTGCGTTGTGCAAATCAGTTTGTTTTAGTACTTTTCGTGGATCAATTTTGCAACAACCAAACAGTGTACGTGCATCTTTGATTTGCCAAAACTGCCACGGAATAGGTACGCCGAGCATGCGATACATATCTTCCATAATAGTTAAGTCAAAGCCGTAGCCTTGTCCCCAAATAGTGTCAACACCTACGCTCCATTTGCTGACTTGGCGTAGTGCTTCTGCAACACTTACTGCGCCAGTTTGATCAAATGCTTCTTCCATTGCTTTAGGGTCTTGTTTGCCCCACCATTCAATAGTGCTGTCACTTGCTGTACGACCTAGACGATCTTGTTCGTCGATGTCAATTTTAAGATACAGTTCACTATGCGGTTCGCTGTCATTTAAAGGATCAAATTTAACTGCACCTAAACTTAGTACTGTACAGCTAGGAAGTGTGTCTAGTGTTTCTAAGTCAATCATACCATGTGTTGCCATGTTATTTGTCCTTCCTATTTTCTTGTCCAATACCTGAGATGATAAGCATAACATATAGCAATGGCCATGCCCAACCTGTAAGATATCCAGTAATGTGAAGGGTCATAAGAACAATGCCAGTTAATCCGGTAGTGCCTAACCCTGCTGTCTGCGGTGTTATTTTCATGAAAAACTCCTTAGTGTTTATACATATAATAACATATAAACGCTAAGGAGTCAAGTAGTTTTTTAGTTTTTTAAATTGTTCAAATCGAGGTTGTCGATAAACTGTGCTAGTTCTGGTGCCTTCCAACCTTCGGGCTTTAGCACTTTGCCGTCTTCACGCTTGCGTACTTTACCTGTTTCTGCATCAATCTTTGCAAAGTTAGTGTTCATCACTTCTTTCCAAGCCGCTTCGCCATCCCATCCTGCGGCACGAATAGCACCTACAGTAACTACTAGAATATCAACTAGTGCGTCTAGTTGTTCTACCTTGTCGTTTGCAGCCACAGCGTCTACAAGCTCGCCTACTTCTTCGTCGATAAGACCAAGATACATTTTGTAGTTTGCTTCACTTGCTGGTTGGTCACATGCTGTGCCAAATTTGTTTACGTCTTCAAATACGTTTGTCATGTTTTACCTTAATTAATAAATGATGATGGGTCAATTGTTGCGTGTTCGCCATCTGCATATTCTGCGCCTATTTGTAGACCATTTGGCTTTTCTTTACTTGTTGCTAGTATACTTTCTAGTTCGACTTTGCGTATTTCCACTTCGCCGTTGGGTGTCTCAACTTTAACACTCCTAGTCCATCTACCATGCGGAATTAAAATCCAATCACCAACAGTAAATTCATCCTTGTTATCAGGACCTTTGTCGTACACACGAGCCCACCTTGGATAGATGCCTCTAGTGGTACCATTATCGTCTGCAATAATGATTCCACTTTCGGTTACTTGTTCTCCAAAGTGCATATCTGTTACTAATACATTGTTGCCGAACGCTCGAGGCGTTCCTTTAATCGCATTTATATTACTAGACATTAATCACCTTTTGGTACAAAATTGCCATCTGCATCTTCAACCCATGCATCTGCTTCGTCAAGCATTTCTTGCTCTGCTGCTGTGATAGGAGCATCGATTACTGCTTCTTCTTTTTTAGTACGTGTCACAGTCTTTTTAGCAGGTACTGCTGCAACAGGCGCAGGGGCAACTGGAATATCTGCAACTGGTGCATTTGTTCTTCCAGTTGATTCTTGTGCAACGCCAGTATGTGCATAATGTTCTGCTACCACATCTTCACGCTTTTTGATGATCTGTCCGCCAGGACCTAGTTCATCACCACGTGCATTTACGCGAGCATTGCCTACTGCTGGAGTTAATTCGTTACGTTTACGTAGAAGATCCATATCTACACTTTTGCCTCGCATACTGCGGTGCTGTTTCTTTGCTGGATTGCCTTTTGACATATCTGTCTCCTTTTGGTTATATACTTACTTATCTTAGGAACTCTCTCCAATCCAGGTCAAACTGGATTGAATCGATTCTGTGTACGCCTATTAAGTATAGCACATAACTTGCTACACTTGATCCTCTGCCTACTCCCCAAACGATATTATTTTCACGCATAAAGTCCACAAGATAAACCATGTAGCGAAGTAAGTTAAACATGTCGCGTTCTCTAAATGCTTTTAATTCTTCACTAACTCTTTCAATTTCTTGATCAGTTTTACATTTATTTAGAATATAGTTTTGTATAGTTAGTTGCTTATACTCATCAGGCATAAACCATTCTGATTGTAATGCACCGTCAAAAGTCTTTTGATCTACATCTAGTGGAATATATTGTTTTAGTTCTGGAAGGTATTGCTCACGCATTGCTGCGTTAAACTTTTCAATGTCATCACTGGGATCACATAGCACAACATGACACTTATCAACATGTCCACTATAGATCATGCTAACTAAGTCTTTGTTTGTAAATCGCGGAATACCGAGTTCGTCTGTTTTCATAAGCATACACTTATTTTAACTTACATTGATTAGATTGTCAAGTCCTGATTCGCCATTTTCTGCATTTTTTTGACGATTATATTCGATTGCACGGCGAGTTTGTACTTCTTCTTGATAGATTTCTAAGAAGTTTTGTATTTGATGTTGCACTCCAGGATTTGCTGTCATAAAGTATCTACGCTGGAGTACAACTATTTTGTCTTCTAATTCGTTTATAGATAGACCTGCTAGGCTGTCAACTAGTGGATTAAGCATTAAGTGAACTGGCCTCTATACTCTGCATATACTGTTGTACCTTGACTATAAGTCCAAAAGTCGATAATCAACGGATTGGCACTACTATCTAAAGTTAAGGTAGCCGGAAAGTTTGCACTGTATTTAATTGTGCCGCCACCGTCAACTGTAAATGTTACAGTTTTAGCAGTGTCATTACCAAACAACTGCACAGTCATTTTAGCAACATGATCTCTATCTGGCCAATCAGCAAGTGCAAAGTTAATTGTACTAGTACCTTCTGCTAAGTTAACCGTTGCACTTTGGTACGAACCGTTTAAGAAACTAATATTTTGTCCAGCAATTACAGTACCAATATTATGATATTTTTCTGTGTTTAGTGAAAAATTAGCATTAGTAACGTCACTTGCTAAAAAGTCGTTAGTAGCATTTAGTTTAGCAGTGTTTGCTTGTAACACAGTCAGTTCACTAGCTGCTGTTGCTAACCCTGTTTTAATAATTGTAAAGTTGTCACGAAAGCCTTGAGTGTCGTTGTCAACACCTGCAACTGGATATGATCCGTCAATTGTTCCGCTTATAATAGTACTAGCCATGTTAATTCCTCTTTAATATATTTATCGATGTTATACATTGAATTGGTAATTTGCGAACAGCACAAATTTCTCAACATCGGAGTTCTCAGTTTGTTTAACAATATATCTGTCTATATCGTAATTAATTATTTTAGGATCAAACCCATAGTTTTTAATGTTATTGATTATAGTTGCCGATTCTCCCGGCTTACAATAGCAAATTGGTATTGCAGTTACATAATCTAATTCTTGAAATCCTGTTTGTGCAGTTCTCATCCATAAAGGCAAATAGTTTCTTTCTTCGTCGCCGACTGTTTTAATATTTGCTCTCATATTATCTATACTAGATATATATTTAATTGAGTCAGTTGATTGACTAACATTGATTGCATTTGAGTCTGTTTTAATAGTATTAGTCTTAGGTCTAAGACGGTATGGTTCGCTATCGCCTTTTTGTAGTTCAACTTCGACTACGCCGCCTGCTCTTACAGTAACTTCAAAGTCTGCATTGTCTACATTAAGTTCTTCTTCTGCAGGCGCTCTTGTTTCAATAATAATTTCATCTGTGTCACTGAACACAAATCTTGCAATTGCTCTAGTATAAACAGCTAGTTGGTTATATCCCGCTCTAAATCGAGTAGCATCGTCTAAAACTGCATACTGGATACTATCGACTGTTATTTTTTCTTTTGATTTAGTAATAAATTTATCAGCAGTTTTAGTGCCTGTAGTCGAATTAGCAGGATCTTTAACATCTATATACACTACTTCGTATATAGTATCTGATGTAGCTGATAGTTTAGCAACAGCACTCTTTATATCACCTAATATGTATTTTTTACGTTTATGACCCTTTGCTGCGGCAGCAACAAATTTATCCATAGTAGTTGCTTCAACTCCTGCATATACAAGCATATCTAAATTTGTCTGAATACCAAATGTTGGATCTCCAGGACGATAAATTTTATTAGGGGAAAACACTTCAGGATTACTTACAAAATCTTTGTAATATTTTCTTTGACTATTAGACAGCATAGGACGCATATAAATGTCAGTATATTGTATATTATCAAAATCTTGAACAGATAATGTGAATTGTTGCTCAATTGCTGTATAATTAAATCTATCTCTAGCTTCTACTGTAAATTTATAACTTCTGTCAAAGGTTGTATCGCCTGGTATTGACCCGTCCCAGGTAACCGCTTTATTTTCAAATATAGTTAATCCAGGGTTATTAACTGTACCATATTGTCTAGCTGCACCGATAATTTCACCATCATAGTTAAGTGTTAATCCAAATGGCAACTTACCAGATTTAAGTGTATAAATCATAGCAGTATCTGGTACAGTTGTTTCAGCAATTAATTTTAGTGTACTTGTAAAATTAGCATTAATACTTCCTAATTTTGTAGGTGTTATCCATTTAATGTTTGAGTCTATTTCGCCGATTACACGTACTTCGAATGTCTTAGCTGTACTAGGTATATCAACTTCGTCGCGTTCCGCAATAATAAGGTTTTTGAAGAAACTGTCTTTTGCAAATAGTGCAATGCCAATGTTTCTGCCGTTATTTAACTGTGAACTTAAATTTGTACTAAGTGTTATTTTATCTTCGTTGTCGCGTATTAGTGTTGCGATAACATTACTGCTATCTTCACTACTAAAGAATGCCTGTATATTTGCTTTAATTCTTGAATATGCAGTACTAGGAACTCTTACTCTCCAATTTAAACTGTCAACTACTGTAATATATGCAGTACCATTGTATTCTGCTTCAAGTGACTGTTTAGTAGCTGTAACTCTGTCATTTGCACTAAGTCCTTCTAATGTTTCTGCAACTTGCGTCCAATTATCATCTATAAAGTTTAATTGTACAATATCATCGATTAATACGTTATCATTAAATTCGTCCAGTTGTGCAGTTACAGCATGTGCAGTTGTGCATCTATAAATAAATCCGTTGCCACCTGTCTCGATAGAGTTAATAATATAGTCGCCGACATAGTAATTTGTGCTTAGTTCTATCAATCTCGGTGCCTTGGATGGCAGAAATGGATCTTCTGATGTTGTTTGTGTAACCTGCCATTCAATGTACGGAGTAAACTCATTTATTGTATAAGATTCTGTATTTGAAAATTTTAAAGTTCTGCCAGCATACTTTGATTTATTAGATTCTGACATACGTGAGACAAATATATGATCTTGCCCTATTGTAGCAGTTTGACTTAACAGCAAACTAATACTAGGAGCAAGAGTTTCCTCCACAAATACTATATCGTAATCTGCATTTCTAGCATCTACGTTAGTAACAGTGTATTGTCTATTTCCTAATAGTATTTTCTTACCTATTAGTTCAAATAAATCATTAGTGCCATCTATGGCACCTGTTAGATCAATTTTATAAATTTTAAAACTGTTATTACCTAATAATACATCTTCGTAAATATTTGCAAATATTGTAACTGTTTCTAAATCAGTAGTAAGTCTTGTCGCTCTTACCGTAAATTTATAGTTTTGTGTAACAGCTGGCTGATAAGGAATACGTCCAACTACTTCACCTGTTTGACTATCTAAAGTCATGCCAGGAGGTAATTCACTAGCAGTAAGGTCGTCGTTGACATCTTCAAGAGTATAAACAATAACACCCTCAAGTGTCCAGTTGTCGACAATTTCTAAATATATTGTTGTATAATTATTTGCACGTCGAAAGCCTAGATCTTTTGGAGTTATCCATACTGGAGTTCTTACGTTCGTTGTATCAGCAGTAAATACACCTGTGCTTGCTTGCATTATAGTGTTGTCTGCCTTTAAGTAATCATCACCTACTAGATAGATTTTAAATTCTCTACGAACAAAATTTTCACCGTCTGTAACTGTAACAGCAAATGGATAATATCTATTTAATTTTCTTAAATTAGCAGTTGGTTCATTATAATCGTAATCTACAGTATCGTAGTAGAAGCTTCCGAAGCCGTTTGAACTTAGTACAGCATAGTCTATTGGGAGCCCAGCATACGGAGCACTATCATAGCCTCCGCCTGTGAAGCGTTTGTCTAAACTAATTAAAGGCTCAGTAGTACCTTGTAATCTACCTGTACTACTCAGTGTAATGCCTATCGGCAATGAACCATCGCCGTCGGCTATAAAATAACTTAGCTCGTCGCCGGCACTTAAATCTGTATCAGTAGCTACTAATTGATAATCTATAATTTCGTTGTCAAGGATGAATAAACTATTATTAGAACCTACGTCTAGTAACCCTTCAGCAGTTTGCCAAGTAGGAGAGTCTGGACCAGTAACTACAAATTCAATTGTACAGTCTTGAAATCCAGTATCTGTAGTTGCTCTAAACACAGCATTAAATGTTGTATCATATGCAACTTCGTATACTGTTCCTACTATCGTATTATTTTCTAATCGTGTGCCTGTAGGAATACTACCGCTAATTAGTTCAATGTCCGCAGAGACACCATTCGCAAGTGGCAAAATAATGTTGACTTGGGATCTCTCAATTAGTGTTTTAAGTCGAGCTCCAGTTACAATATTCCATAAATTTGACATTAAATAGATTCCTTATACAACGTATTTATCGGAATTAAGTTATACTGCAATAGCACCTAAATCAAATATTCCACTATTTGGTGTTGTAATTGATCCCCAATCAATATCTGTATTAATTATAACATATTGGAATAAATTTTCTATCACCGGATTAATAGCACCAAAGTCTGCTTGATCATCTCCAGCAATAGTACGTATATCAATGCCATGCACAAGTCCAGTTAGATCACCTGTTACATTACCTGTTAGATTACCTGTTACATTACCTGTTACAGGACCATTGATTCCGGTTGTAGTAATAGTTCCTACATTTAATAAGTTATTTGCTTGTGCATCTAAATCTGCACTTAGTTGCGGAGTAGTATCTGAAACTAAGTCTGTAACGCCTGTATACGCAACAGTAAGTACGCCGTCTACAATAACTGTGCTAATGTCTGCGCCGCCTGATATAGTTAATGCTGCACTATCGTCTAGTACAACATTGCCAGTGTCAGCAGTAATAGTTAAATCACTTACTCCGCTGTCTGCGGCTATCACAATCTTATTATCATCAGCAGTTAGAGTTACATTTGAACCTGCACTAATCTTTTTAAACTCTAAGTCATATACATTTCTACGGAAGAATAATCCTTCGCCTGTGTCACCTAAATTCTTAGCAGTTGTTTGTTCATCGTCACGTAGATCCAACTCTTCAAAGTTTGCATTTGTTTTAATAAATGCTTCGCGAAGATCATCACCTGTTCCATCGTTGGCAATATTGCCTATGTTAATTAATTGTACTGCCATTTTAGTTTCCTTATGAAGCTGTTATTGTGCCAACCATTCCAGCGTGGATTTGACAGATATAGTAGAAAGTATCAGTACTACCAACAGTCCACTGAACTGTGCCACTGTCTGTACCGTTATTAGTTACACCTGGTGCACCACTGCCTGTTCCTGTGACTTGTGCTGTTTTGATCCAAAACGGATGTCCACTTGCACTAACTACAAAGTCTACAACATCACCGTTGTTAAATGCTATTGCTGGATCGTTTCCACTTACTGCACCATTTCTATCAGTGCCGCTTAGTGTATAATCACTTGCGCCATTGTTTACTACGTTAATTGTATAATCAGCTGTTGGTGTTAAACTTGTATCGTTAATTGTAATCGGATTAGTTGTATACACAACATTACCACTTACGCTACCAGTTCTAATTTCAACTGTAAATGTTTCTGCGCCTTCTGTTCCTGCATCAGCCGTCGGAGTTACTGTAAATGATCCATTGTCGCTTGTGATTGCAAAATTGCCACTTGCTAGACTAAAGTCACTTGCATTAGATCCAATTGTCCAATATAATGTTCCGTCTGATTGATCTGTTGTAACAACATTAATTGTCAGAGCACTGCCTTCGTTGATAGATTGTGCTGCTGGATAAGCATAGTAAGTTGACCCAACATTTTGACTTGAATCTGTAATACTAACGTTTGTTGATGCTTCGCCGTTATTTAGCGCAAGTGCAAGTGTTTTATCACCATCAGTGATTCCATCTTTTGCTGTGTTGATTTCAAGTGTAGCAGTGTTTGAACTAACTGTAAAGTTGCCAGTTAATGAAATTGGTGCATCTGCACTATATCCTGATGCGCCTGCGACTGTTGGATCGCCTACGTCACCGTCTTGGAATATTGTTCTAATAGTTGCCAAAGATGGTTTACTAATTACATCGGCGATGTTTGTATTAAACAACGCATAACCTAAGGGATTGTTTGCTTGTATACCTGCTGGCGTTTTTACACTATCACTCCATTCTGGAGCAAGACTTTCGCCATCCCATAGACTTGAATAATCAAACATACAGAAGTTCAACAAGTACAAGTATTCTTTAACACCGACTTCAAACTCGCCCGCGTCAGTTTCCCAATTAGGTGAGTATCCACTTGGATCCCACATATTTGCATCAGCTGCTTCTTTCATTGCAGCGTGTAAGTCACTAGTTGCCCAGTCTGCGCTTATAGTTGGATACATTTTTAATGTTGCTGCATCTAATCCATGCATGTGTAGTGTGTGGAATACGTGCTCAATAACTTCTTGTGCATCTTCGTCGCCTGTTCCAGGAGTACCACTACTGTTTAAGTACCATACCATATCGTTATTTACTGTAGAATCAAACAATGGTTCTAATCCCCAACTACGTATACCTGCATCGTCTAAGAAGTTTGGTGTATAGTCGCCGCCTGCGCCTCTTGCTATTCTTTGTATAGTCGGCTTTGGTGAGTGATAAGATGTTGTATTACCAAGTAATGTTTCGATGAATTGATTTTGTTTGCCTGCGTTAATACCTGCGCCTGCACTATCAGTAAACAACTGGAACATACGTGCTACTTTTTCAATAAATGCATCTGGTACTGCTGTTTGTCCACCGACAGCTCCTGCACTTACAAGTCTAACACCTGCTGTTCTAATTTCTCTAGTAAAGAAGTTACTACCATATCCTACAGTATTTCCTACAGCGCCGCTTGCCCTTGGACCAGTATCCAAATCGCTTGAATTAACACCTGAGATTGTATATGGTACGTCAGTTGCATCGTCTACGTTTGCTGTAGTAAGTGTAAACGTTGTTTTCTCGCCTTCCTGTAAAGAAGTTGAACTTGCACCAAGTGAGTAAGATTCTGCTCCGCCCCCTGGTGTTAAACTCGTGTCATTAATTGTAACTGCACTCGAAGTTGCAACTACTGTACCACTTACACTTCCGGTTCTAACACTAGCAGTAAATGTTTCTACGCCTTCAGTTGTTGTATCAGCCGTTGGTGTTACACTAAATGTTGCTGCATTACTTGTGACTGTAAAGCTACCTGTCGATGTAGCAAAATCACCTGCGTTAGTAACGCTCCAATAAAGTGTAGTTGCATCTGCAACATTTGATGTTGTAACATTAAATATTAACGCACTACCTTCATCAACATTGTTAGCTGCTGGTGCTACTGCATAAGCAGGTACTAGAGGAGTAGTACTTGTATCGTTAATAGTAACACTAACAGACTCACTAATACCAATTAGGGATAATAACATAGTTTGTGCGCCTTCTGTAGTCGCATCTGCTGTTATATTAAATGTAGCTGTTGCTGTATTTCCAGTTACAATAAAGTTACCTGTAAGTGATTCGCTAATATCACCTGATTCGATGCCAGATACAATATACCCGATCGACGTGTCATTAGCAACATTAGTAGTAGTAAGAGTAATTGTTACACTACTGCCTTCATTAACACTTGCTGCACTCGACGACAATGAATATGTTGCTACTGCACCAGGAGCAGCAGCTTCTGCTACTGTGCCCATAGTTAGTTGTGTTGCACTGTTAAATTTATTAAATGCAAATCTATTTGTTGCTCCCAACAAGCTGCGAGTATCAGTATAGTCAGTAGCAGGCGAACCTGTATTATACAAAGCAGTAGTCTTAGCTGTAGTATTAACGAACGCTAGTGCTTGCGCAGGCGTTGCACTAGGATTTAATTGCAACCATAATGCTGTCATTCCAGCTACCTGTGGCGATGCCATACTAGTGCCGCTTATGTTATTAATTAAGAAACTAGAATTTGGTGGGTAAGGATTGTTGAGTATAGTTGCTCCAAACTTGTTTGTAGTACTCATTGCACTCATAATATCAGTACCTGGGGCAAAAACACTAACACCTGGACCTGCTTCTGAACTTATAGCTTTTTGTTCTAATCCGCCTGCATTTATTGTACTATCTACGTTGCCGACAATATGTGCATTTACACTATACGGTGACGAACCTCTTTGATAGTTTACTGATCCAGTATTAGCCACAAGTACATTATCGTAATCGTCGCCCCCTACTACGTCAACTTTGTGACTTCTATTGCCAGCTGCTACCATAACGTGTACGCCTGCGTCAATTAGTTCTTCCATATCAACATCAACCGAACCGATTCTTAAGTTTGTTGCATATCTAACACCGTTCCATACAGGCGGTAGACCAAATGCCCAACGTTTTGAAGTACTATCGATATCTGTTCCAGTTTTTGAAACGCCACGATATGTCATACTAGTAACTGTGTCGTAGTATCGTAAATATCCCCAACTCATGTTTACAACTGTTGGTCGCTTTGCGCCTGTTGCAGCGTCAATCGGCTTAGCGTTGTGCCACTCTTTGATACAATCAAATGCATATGTTGCGCTTGTACCTGTTCCGCTATCGCCTGTGCCTTCTAGTCCTGCAAGTTTTAAACTATAAATTTTAGCGTTCTTAGCCCAACCATACGTTTTACCTGTTGCTGTGCCAGCTACGTGTGTACCGTGTCCGTCATAATCTCTGTAGTAGTTAGCACTTTGTGCAGGCATTCCTACAATACCACTAGCTGTTGTCCAGTCAAGTTCTACAACTCTACTTACACCATTAGCATCTTGAAATTCAGGATGATCTATTTGTAGTCCACTATCCATAATAACAACATCAACGCCTGAGCCATCAAGTGTATAATTATATCCGCCGGCTGCTGCGTTAACTCCTGTATAAGGATTAATGGTTTCATTCATTCTACGCATACCCCAGTTTAGGAAATCTCCGCGGTCTAGTGTAGTTTTTGTAAAGTCGCCGGTTTGTGTTGTATCAAACCCAATTCCAATATCTGGATCTAATTCTGGCAGTAAGGTAACTGCATAGACTCTCGAATCTGTTTTTAACTCTTCAGCTTCGGCGTCTGTTAAACTATAATGTGTATTACGTTGTGAAGCAGGTCTTGCATTTGCAACAGTAACATCACGTCCTGGTATTACTCCTGCGCCAGTAGCAGCAATCATTTCTGCGTTAAATGCAGCGTAGTCTACGCCTTTGTTTAAACTTACAATGTATTCTTTTTCACTCATTTGTCATTTCCTAATACTGTTATGTATATTTATTAATATAATGCATTCCAAGCTACGCCATCATAAAAGACTGGGTAACTAACTGCGCCACTTTTACTTCCAGGATCCCAAGTTGTTCCATCTGCTGATGCTATCATGCCACTTATCGGATTTGCTGGTTCTGCATTTAACGGTGTTAATGACATTGTGTCACTAAACATTGCATAATTTGTACCGTCAACCATCGGCGAACTATCATCTGCAAACACACTACCTTGTACATCGCCAGTAACAGTACCAGTAACGGCACCAGTAACAGAGCCAACTAGTGTTCCATTGACAGTTGCATTATAAATTTCAACTACTTGATTTCTTGTTGATGTCGGTGTACCAATTCTTACATCGCCTTCGTTAGTTCCTGCGTTGATTGCAACTCTAGCATAATCTGCCGGATCAGCAGGGTTGCTTGGTTCTGTCTTTAATTCGATATGGTTAATACCATTTTTATCCATTTGGATATTTGACACACCGGCATCGTCGTCACCGCCGAATAAATTTAAGAAAGTGCCTGCTGTTATATCTAATATATCACCAGTATTATTAACAATTGTATCTGCTTTAAATGCTTGCCCGTGTATGTTTGTAGATTCTATATCGCCTACAATCTTGCCACCTACACTGTCGACTAGTATAGTACTATCGTCTGCTACAACACTACCTTTTATGTCTCCAACAATACCGCCTTGTGCTGCCAATGAATCAGTAAACGGAGTTCCAAACAAACGTAGCGCATCTGCTCTTAAATTGATTGATGTGTTAGTGCCTTTAGGGAAAACAGTAATTGCATTGCCGTCGCCTACGCCTGTTTGTATAATAATACTATCGTCTGCTGTAATATTGGCTGCAACTAAAGCTGCTCCAAAATTAACTATACCGTTAATTGTTGTTGTGCTGCCTGCATTACCTATACCAATTGTTGTTGCTGTAGTTGCACCAATTTCTACTGTTGCTTGATCTATGTTTGCTGCCAGTGTTCCTGGTGTTGCTGTGTGTGTTAGCTCACCGTTTGAAGGATCGTACATCATTACGTTTGCACTTGATGCATTTCTAACTGGTTGTATAACTGTACTACTTGCTTGTGAGTTTTGTACTGTAACACCTGTTGCGTTAATTACAATTGAGTTTGCGGCTTGGTTTGTATGGCCTGCTGCGTTACCAATTGCTACTGCATCTGCACCTTGACCATTGTTACCAGCATATGCACCAATTGCTACTGCACCAGCACCTTGACCTGTTTGACCTGAATTAGAACCAATTGCTGTTGCTCGATCGCCTTGGGTATTAGCACCAGATAAACCGCCAACTGCTGTGGCCCAACTTTCTTGATCTGTTCCACCTGCATACCGACCTATAGCAACTGCATTTGCTCCTTGATTTACTTCTCCAGCAGCGTCACCAAGTGCAATTTTACTTTCACTTGTTCTTAAACTTGCTGTGTCAATATCGCCAACAACTTTATTATTAATTCCATCTACAAGTACTGTACTATCATCACCAAACACGCTACCTGTTACATCACCATCAAATGTACCTGTGACTTCTAAGTTGCCATCTATTTTTACTTTGCCAACCGGTAACAATTCAATATCAGTTGTAACACTTACAATTTGTACAAGACCATTGCCGCCCATTGTAAGTGTGCCAGTTGCAGTAACATTACCGTCTGTCATTACAAGATCATCAGTCGATACTGATAAACTTCCTACAAGATAATTAGCCTCAAGTCTATTAGCAAGTAAAGTAGCATCATCAGTAACTATCCACTTGCCACCAAAATTTTCTGTCCATACTAAGGATCTGTTTGGAGATGTTCCGCGCTCTATCTCAATACCTGAAGTAGTTAGTGTAACGCCAGCGCCAGCTTCACCTTTGTTTAATACAATAACATTATCTGTGATTGCAGTATTAGTTGTTTCAATTTCTGTAGTATCGCCTGTAATAGTTAAGTCACCGGCAATTATAACATTGTTAAAGTTTGATGTGCCTGCTGTTGCTTCTACGTTTCCGTTAACGTCTTTCCAAGCACTGCCTTGATACATTTGCAAACGGCTTGTTGTGGTGTTGTAAATTACATCGCCTTCTTGTGCTGCAATTGCTAGTTGAAGAGCTGTAGTTGTTGAAGAGATTCTAAACGGAACTCCGCCATCTATCTTAACTCTGTTGCCTGCTGTAATTTGTAAATCAGTACTTGCTGTTATTTCAGCAATACCTAATCCTGGACCTTGATTAAATGTTTCTATTACTGCATTTTCAATATTAACAGCAGTAGTGCTTGCACCTGCGCCTATGTTAATAATACCACTAGTGCCAGCATCTATTGCTAAATTGCCTGTACTTGGACCATTTATAGTTGTTGCAGTTGTTGTAGTAATTGTTGCGTTTGTTGCAACTATATCTGTAGTAGTAACTTCGGTGTTTAGAACATCTCCGATAATTTTACCATTTACGCCATCAACTAATAATGTGCTATCATCACCAAACACACTGCCTACAATATCTGTTGTAAACGGCACGCCGTCGTCAAATAATCCTGCTAGTGTTGTGTCTAAATCAGAGGTTTGTAAATATCCAATATCGTCTGTAAATTCTGAAAGGAAAGTCGGAGCACCTTGTAGTGCAGCATAACTTACTTTTCCAGTTGTAGCATCAAAAACAATTTCTTCATTATAAGAAACTAAATTACCTTTTAGTGTAGTAGCAACAATTTCATTAAACTTTTTAGCTTCTGTACCTACATTACCTACATTTGTTGTACTCGGAACAATACTAGTATCAACAGTAATAGTATCAATTTCAATATTGCCCAAATCACTTAGTGGTCTATATTCTAGTCCAGTACCGTCTGCTTTAACTTTTACAAAGTAGTTTGGAGAACCAACAAATGTACTTGGAGTATCTGTTAGATCATTAAATGCTTGTGCAACTAGTCTATTACCGTTAACTGTTATGTCTGCGGCATTAATAGTTCCTAGCGCAGTTATGTTCTGCACACCTACGATACTATTGTCTGCAAGGTTTAAGTTATCCCCAGTTTGGATTTCTTTAATCTTGTTGTTATCCGTTGTATCAAGTACTAGGGGAAATCTATTGGCCATTCTCATCTATCCTATTGTTATACATATTTATCGTATCCGCTTGAAGTATTATAGTGCTGCTATTCTTGCCTTAAAGTCTGCAAAGTCAGTAGCTGCTGCTACCTCAGTTTGTAGTGTCGCAAGACTAATAAATGTAGCGTCTGCTGTATATAACTCATCAAAATTATCATTTACTTTGTCAAATGCTGTGCGCAACGGATCGCCGTCGCCTTTGTTTGCACTGGTCCCTAAATTAACGGTTTGTTTGGCCACGGTCTGCTCCCTTGTTTACTTGTATTCTTAGTTTACCCGCAGTGTGGACAACTTGCCTACCCTGCGGATTTTTTGTATCATTGCTGGCTTTTACACCGGCTTTAATTAGTTTGTCTACTGCGTTCTTGTCCATTAGTGCTTTCCTACTACAACTTCAACTGTGCCGCGTTCGCCGTCTAGTTTATCACCAAGTGCTTTACCAATAACACTACCAACTGCTGGAGTGTTGTTAACAATTGCATATCCTGGAATATTACTTGCTACTAGCATATCGCCTTTGGCAACTTTACCAATTACATTACATGGTACACGCCCTTGTAGTGCTACTGCAACAACGTTGTCACCTTCGCAGTGTGAGTTCATTAAGTGTGCTGGGTTAGTTGATACAACGCCTGCTACACGATGTGTACCGTGTGTTGTGCTTTGTGTAACTTCAGCTGCACCGCCAAACTCAATAACTGTGCCCGGAGCATACTCTGCGTCAGCTAAGTAATTCTCCGCCAAGTCAGCGTAGTATGATTCAGTAGCAGTACCACGGAACAATGTTGCATAAACATTTGCATACTTTTTAGTTGCACTACCAATATCATAAGTGGCATCGGTATCAGGAACAACTCCTGTTGAACTAAAGATAGCAGGTGCAACACTCGATGCACTGCCTGTATCAGCTGTAATAATAGCAACTTGTCCAGCTGTAGTTTTACCAGTATTAGCGCCGATTGCAATAGCTGTACTAGCTGCGCCTTTTTCACCAGGTGCTTCAATAAAGCTTGAGTAGATCCAATCTACCCCTAGTACCTTCTCTCCATTAAAGTTCGATGTACCTTGTAAAATACTTTCAGCAATTCCAGTGCCACCGATGCCAACGCTACCTTTTACTAGCATGTCTGGATATGTTGGACTTGCGCCACCATTCCCGCCAACTGCTGTAAATATTAAACCTTGTGCAGGTGTTTTAACTTGTAATGTTAAACTATCTAAACTTAATACTTCATAACTTGAATCGCCACCAAGTATTAATGAGTTAGCCTGGATAGTACCACTAGCATCAGTTTTAACAATACTATTGACTTCGCCTGTGTTAGTTATATTACTAATACCGTATGTACCATCGCCAGTTTTAACTAGTACTTCACCTGCATCTGCTGCTGCTAGTATTTCAGTAACAAAGTCTCCGTCAGCTAATCCTAAGCCTTCGTCAACTACTGTAGCGAATGTTATTTCACTAACTAATCCCGAACCTGCTGCACTGCGGCCTAGTAACGTATTACTTGCAATATTTTGTAAATCTCCTACTGGTACACTTGCTGGTTTAACTGTAACCCATCCATCTGTAACTTCAAACTTAGCATCGTCAAAACTAACACTACCTAAGTCACTTTGACTAATACCTGTTGCATTAGTTCTTGTAGTCGCAGAATTTAAATTTAGCTTGCTCTGTAGTATTTGTGCTGTACCAGAAATGTCGCTATTAACAATTGTGTCTGCGTTAATTTGTAAATTAAGTGTAGTTTGTCTACCAACACCAGGCGTCCTAGAAGTAAGTATTTGTATATCACTTGCTGGGTTTGCAACACCGTTAGCCCATTCATCTATCGGACCGTCTATTACGGTACCTTGCTTGCCGCCTGGTGCTGTAAGTATGTCTGCTGCTAGTCCATCTGCAGGCTTGCCATCACTAAACACTCCTGTCAGTACATCGTACGTAATTTCAACAATATTACCTTCAATACCAACAAGTCCATCAACAACATCAATAATTGTACCTGTTGCACCTGATATACTACCTGTAATTACATCACCGGCTACAAAGCCGCCGCCTAGTATACTACCTGCATCTAAAATAAGTTTCTTTTTGCCTGTGGATACCAGTAACTGATTTACATCAATGTTATTATATTCAACACTACGTAAATCTTTAATTTCGTCCATGTCACCACGTCCGTCATCAACATATGATTTAATTGCAGCATCTGCTGGCTGTATTGGAGTTGCTAAGTTAGTAATTGTATTGCCAGCAGCGTTCAAATCGTCTGTCATCGGAACAGCGCCGTTTGGAGCAAGTACTCCAGGTCCTAATTTATTACTAACTGGCGCACCAGTTACATCGTAACCCAAGCGCCTGTTTACATAGCCACGTACAGCACTTTCTGTTGGTACTGTATCCGAAGCATTGTCTACCATCGCTGTGTCTGTACTAAATTCAGTAATAACAACACCACGCTTAAAGCCTAGTCCGTCAACATCTGAAAGCGCAAGTGATGCACTAAATGTAACAGTACCAGTACCCTGGTCCACACTAAAGAATCTACCAACTCTAAAGATGCCGTTTTGGTCTGTACTCACATAGAACACACGACCTTTACCTTTTTCAATAACTTCGTTAGCTTCTTTCTTTTCACCCGGTTCACCAAAAATAACGTTTGGATAGTTACTTGAGTTGAATCCGCCGGTACCGATGTCTAAGAAGTCATGTCCTGTTGCACGACATGTACTAATGTTAACTGTAACTTGTCCTGTCGCGCCTGCTTTAAGTCCTGCTCTAATTGTAACAAGTTCTGATCCTAGTACTGCTGTACTTGCAATGCCTGTTGCATCTGTTTGGTTGATTGTATCGTAGTCAACTAGGTCAACAATTGCGTATATGTTATCTTCACCAGGCTCTTCAATTACATCGCCTGCTCCGACACCGCGGTAGTTAAACACATAATGCTTCTTGCCGGCCCAAGTAATAATTGGTGCTTCTAATGTTAAACTATCTGCTGTCGAACCTGCGGGTCTATTACTTGCAGGCGTTCTTGCGTTGTTGTTAAGTCTAAAGATTTCATTATCATCTGCTAGTTTAATAGCAAGCACTGTATCGCCAACAGTATTACCTTTGGTTGTGCCTGTACCTGCTAGTGCAACTTCTTGCGCTTTAGCGGAATCTACAGTTAATCTAACAAAGTCATATGTACTATCTAATCCTGCTTGAGAAGTATTTTCTGGCAACTCATCGCCTAAACTGTCACTTGTTAAAAAGCTAATACTTCTGTAAACAAAGTCCGGATTTTCATCAAACGTTAGCGCAGTACTCGGACGAATAGTTAAAATATCCGGACGGGCTAAATCACTAACAATGTGTGTCTGGTTTCTGTAGTAAATAATACTTGTGTTAAACGGTACAATTTCTAATAGTCCATTAGCACTAAATGCAGCATCGCCTGTACTAAAGTTTAGTTTGTAAATCTTACCACTGTACATCGGAGTGCTTGCTTCAACTGCAATAGTACCTGCTACTGTAACTGTAAGTATTGCTCCGCTGCCGTCGACAGTAGCAACGGTGACTGTACAATCGTTTGCAGGCGTTGTACCACCTAGTTTGTCACCAGTTACTACAAACTGATCACCTATTGTGTAGTTTGTACCATCATTCGCTTCTGCGAAGGTTGCAGTATATCCTGCATCAATTGTTTTGTATAAATTAAATACAAATCCTATAGCTGTGCCATTTGCAATAGTTGCAGTGTAGTCTGTTGTTATTGCTAGTAATGGATATTCACCGACTATGTGCTGTACTACTTCTGCGTTTGCAACTTCATAACGTGCAAATGCCGGACGAGCTGGGTGATATACGTTAACTTCTGATCTGTTACTTGGAGCATCTTGCATATCGTAAACATATACCGACAATCCTTCTTTAGGATTGTCATAACCGTTTGAATCAACACTAACCGGAACACTGTCAGCGCCAAGCGCACCACTTACACTACCTGTTATTTGGTTAGTTGTATCAAATGCACTTCCAATATTTGTTAAGTAGATTACATTTGATCCGCCGGTTGTACTTGTTGCAACTGCAACTTCGCCAGTTGCTCCTGAGCCTGCCTGTGTTAATGTTTCGCCTGCGGTTAGTGTTAAGAAGCCTGTTGTAAACAATATTGCATCGACGTCAAACGCCTTTGCTGGCTGCGTCATATCTTGGTATAATGCAATTGCATCTGGAATTTCGTTTGGATCACTACCTTCTGCGACTAGACCAAACTCGCCATAACAACTCGAACCTGTTAGTGATCTAATCTCAGCACCATTCTTCGAATAGTAACTAGCGTGACAGTAGTACGTAAACATACTAACCATTTCGCTAAGTGCGCCGTTGGCAGCAACTAGTCCGTAACCCAAGTCATTAACTTGTGTAAAGTCGTTGCCTAGTATACTTCTGTTGCCAGCTGTTTGTAGTGTGATTGGCAATGGTGCGTCTATACTTTGTAGAACACGATTAATAATTAATGCTCTATTAGAAATAACATCATTTGCTGCATCTGTTAGCTCTGCACTCACTGCAAGTGTTGTTAGATCTGGATTTACAACTAATGGCAAGCTGGTTAAATTACCTGCTGTAACAACATTTTCGATAATTTGTAGTAATGCATCTAATGCATTACCTTCTGTTGCTGTTGCTGCCGCTCCTGATGTATCTTGTACTTCTACGTTTCCAATTTGTGGAGTTGTAGTAGCGACACCGGTTGCATCTGTAACAACTGCTGCAACTACTGTTGCTAGGTGTGCGTATGCTGCTGCTGTAGCAACTCTTTGTGCTTCTGGTAACTGAGCTGCTGCACCATCTAAGTATGCCATAGCGTTAGTTATTGTGCCGCTGTTACCACCATAAAGAATATCATACGTTAACGCATCGACAATGTATCTTACATCTCTAGCACATTTAGTTTGATTGTATCCTGCTGGAGGAGTATTATTGTTTACAAATGCAACAACTTCAGCTGCTAAAAATGCTCTGTTGTTTTGTAGTCTTGAAGCAGCGTCATCTGCATCGGTTGTTGGAAGTGACGCAGGAGAAGGGAAAGTAAGTGCATCTGCTACACCATCACCTGGCTCACTTACACTCTGTGTACCGTTATTGATAATATCAATAACTTCATCAAAGCCTGCATTTGATCTTGCTAATGCTGTTGCACTATCTGCTATTTCTGTAAGTGCTGCTACTTCAGTTTTACCTTTTGTAATGGCTTGTACAGTTTGTGTCTGTTGATTGTCTTGTACATACGACCCTGTTGCTCTTTGATAAGCAAGTCCGTTGTACACACTATTATAGTTTGTGCCAAGTGCAACATCAAATGTAATACCGTCTAAAATGTATCCAGTATCTCTAGCACACTTTACACTATCAAATTCAAATGTGCCAACTGAGTCTAAATCAACTCCGGTTGCTAATGTACTCGTAATACCAGTAAACCCTGCGCCGCTGTTTGAGTTAGGTGATAGTATAAGTTCTGCTGTACCTAAAGTCTTATCGTATGCTGTAACAGCATTAACTTGGAAACGTCTGCCGTCGATATAGAATGCACTTGGTGTTTCAGGACGTCTTACAAACAAACCTTGTGGCTGTGTTGGAGAACCGAAACTTTGAATTTTTAATCTAAACGCACTGCCATCTACTTTCTCAACAACTTGTACCGCTGAATTACCAACAAACGCATCAACAAACAATCCGCCTCTAAACGCTTGCTTGTTAAGTGATTGTGAGAAACTTGAGCCAGTTTGGATATATGGAGACTTAGTTAGAACCTGTCCTTCAGGATCAAGCACACACATAAATCCGCCATGTCCTTGTACAGTAATATTGCGTACCATTGTTGCATCATTCATTAAGAACACATCCATGTCAAGGTTGCTTAATGGAGGATTATAATCTGCATCGAATGCAAATTTAACAGTATTAATTAAGTTTTGTATTACTGTTGCAGGGCCGTCAATTACTCTCCAAAATTCTGAAATTTCTGCTGCACTAAATGTTGATCCACTTGTGTGTTCTTTAGTTGGAGTATAGTATGTGGTTACATTCAGACCAGTTGTAAATTTAACAATATTACCTAGTCTGTATACTTTAGTTGCTGTCCATGCTGTTGGTTCACCTGAGCCATTAAATAAGTCTGCTGCATAAAGTCTATCACCTTCACTGCCACCTGCTTGATTATAAAGCGTTGTAGGATTTTCACCAATTATTAGTTTACTTGCGACTGTATAGATATGTTGTATACCTGCAACAGTTTCATCTTCTGTGCCTGCTTCAACAGCACCAGCATAATAGTTGCCTTGGACTTCTAGTGAGAACTCATTGCCGCCATTACGTAAATCTTTTATAAGACCATCAACAATTAAGCCTACGTCTCTAAAGCATTTTGCTCTACTATAACTACCAACTAGTGCAGGATATGTAGTTTCGATATAGTTAACAACTTGCTCTTGTATGAACTCTTTGTTGTCAATAAGTGTAAGTGCGTTTGTTTCCCACTTTCCGACATTTTCGTAGCCAGCGCCTGTATTTTTAAGTTTCTCAGGTTGATCTAAGTAATGATAACCAAAGTAACCATCTGCCCTGCCTGTTAGCGGATTTATATATTCAATACCGTTGGGAACACTAGCAATTGTAAATGTAATGCTATTCGCGCCGCCGGCGCCTAGTTGTGCGTCTAGTACAGTTACTCGTTCACCATGCTGGAAGTCTGTACCTGCATTAGTAGGTACAATAGCAGATACTGAGCCGCCGGCTGCAATAGTAATATCAAATTCTGCATCTTTGCCAAATTTATCTGTAGACCATAAACTTACGCTGTATGTACCTGGTGTTCTAGATGCATCAGCTTGTGCATCAAATGCAACTGTTTCAATATTTGATTTACCTAATACTAGATTATCAAATTCTGCATCACGATAGAAGAATGTGTTTGCCCAGCGTGATTGTGAAATACGTTTCTTAGGACGCACAATACAACGTCTAAATTCATCACCTTTAACACTTACGTTTGCAGGAATACGAATTGGATAATCTTCTTCGTAAATACCTGATTCAACTCTAATTGAAATCTGTGTTTCACGTACATAGTTACCGTACTCTAGTTCTTCACCTGCAACAAATTCAATAGGTTCAAGTAGTTGTATTTCAATCTCATCTGTACCTACAACACTAACTGCTCTTGGGCCTGATTCGTATTTGTAGTCAATAATTCTTCCAACTGCGCCTGAATTTTTACCACGTACAACTTTACCAGGAATAATGTCTGTGTTTTCTGGATTGGCTTGGTTAATAAATCCAAGTCCTCCGTTATTAACATTAATTTTATAATTAGTAGTTCCGTCAATAATTTGTGGAGCATCTAGTACTCCGTTGTCGATAACGTCAAGTACAACATCCATTTTGCTGCCGATTACTTCATCAGCACTTGAATCTGGCAAAGGTAAGTTTGTAACTTGGGGTACACGAGTTTGGTATGTTGTTGGAACTGCCAAATTTGCTAAAATATATTGTGTAACAATTGTTTTAGCATATGTAATACCAGCAATAGTTTCTACACGCTGCGAGCCAATTGCTTTTTGCGCACTAACATTTGAGTAGTAACGTATGCCAGCCCAGCGTGATAGATAGTTAGCATTGTTGCCTAGTAGTGCATCTAAACTAACACTATCTAAGATAAATTCAACATCACGTTGACAAATTTCTAAACTGTATGTTCCTGCAAAGTTAGGGAAAGTTGCATCAATGTATCCTGTGACTTCTTTCGCAATAAATTCTTTGTTAGCAACAATGATTGCTCTAGCATTTGCACGATCAGCAATCGGACTAGCAATGCCAACTGTGTTTGTTAATGCAGTGTCTCCTCCTACATATTCCATAGTCTGCATATACGGACCCGGCTCAGGCGGAGCAGCAATAATTAATTCTTCTGCTTTACGTGCTGCTGCATTAATTGTGCGATATGCATATGCTGGTGCTCTGCCTTCTTTACCATCTGGTGTAAATGTTTGTAAGTCGTTGCCTGCTGTACTTACATATAAGTTAACTGTACTTTGCGCTGCTGCATTGTCGACATATAATTTTGTTGCTGCTTGTAAATCGTCTGGGCCATTCGGTAAACCTGTACCACGTAGTTCGCCTGGATGATCAAACAAGTTAAGAGCGCCTGTCATATCATCGCCCTGACGTCTTACAATACTCTTGCGAGGAATAGCAACATTTTCTAACCAATAACCTTCTAGTTCACTATCGTATGCCGCATCAGTAATTGAGAATGTACCTGTTCCGCCACTTAATAGTATTCTTCCAGTTGTGTTAATAGCATCACTTTCAGATGCATATAACGAAATAGTATTTGTATCAACAATATTAACATAATAAGTACTACCTGTTGTAACACCAAACGGATCAGTGCCTGTTGAATTAAAAATAAATCCGGCGCCATTGAACGCTGTTGTTAGTCCATGAGCAGCTATTTGAAGATTGCCTAAACTTACACCTGTAGCAGTATACACATATCCACTAGCATCAGCAGGTTCGTCACCTAAACGTAATCCGCCACCTGCAACATCTTTTTGTTGATAGTTTCTGTCAGCAAAGGCTTTGTCAATTACAAGCGCACCAGTTGTTAAGTCTGTGCCGTGTACTGAGTTGAATGTATCAATAGCAGCCTGTGTAACACTTACATTTGCAATTGGCTGTGTAGCAGCATCCATAGGTCCGCCTAAGATAGGCTCAGGGTCGTTTGATACTTTTGACACAAGTTGTTTAATAATTACTTTACCATCTACAGTAAAGTCAAAGCCAATCGTGTCTGGTGTACCGTCAAGACTATTGTCTGAAGCAAAGTCAAGTAAGTTTAATCCACTACCGTCTGACTTAACTAGAGGAACTTTGTTTTCGTTACCTTCGTAAGTGTTTGGAGTATCATTAAGATCAGTAAACGAAATTTGTCCGCCGATACCAAATACTGCATATAGCTCTTGAAAGTTTTCGTTTACTTTACGAAACGACTCGCGTATACTATCGCCTGTGCCGTCATTACCTTCGATGCCAATGTCTATACCTTGCTTTGCCATTTGTCTTGCTCCGTTTTTATATTGCTGGGATTGCTAATGAATTATCTAATTTGTCTACGTCAAAGTTTACACTTATGCCGCAACCACACGCTGATTGTGCGTTAGGGTTGTTAACTTCAAAAGTTGCACCCATTATATCTTTTTTGTAATTTATCTCTGTACCTATCATGTACATTACTGCTGTTGCTCCGATTACAAATTTACCTGTAGTTGAATCAATAACTATATCGTTTGCTTCTAGATCTGCTTCTGTTGCTACAGTAGCCCAATCGTATTCAAATCCTGCACATCCGCCACCTTTTAAGTTGAGACTAACTGCATAACTGTCATTTTCTTGACATATACTATCAATTTGTGCTTTTGCTGCGTCTGTTAGTGTAACTATACTCATGAATGATCCTTCTTATGATAGTATTTATCGTTGCGTTTTATAATCTTAATGTTAAATATACTTATGTTTATAAGAGAATTTAAAAAACAAACCCGGCATGTGCGTACTAGCAAAATGGGCAAGGAACATGCCTATAAGCGTGAACAAACGCATTGCGTATTTAGGTGTGATAATTGTGATGCAGAGTTTGAACGTGCTAGAGGTAGTATGGATCCTAAACGTTTAAGTAATTCCTACTTTCACGTATGTAAGAACTGTGATAGTAAGGTTTTTGCTCAAAAGAAAGGCGTAGAACAGAAGCAAAAATGGAATATGACTGCTTCTAGTACTACGCCTATTGGTAAACTATAACTAGTCTACATTCTTCCAAGTAAATGCTCCGAAGAACATTTCATCTTCCGACATCTGTCCCCAAGGCACTAGTCTGCTTGGGTCTGGATTCATTGGATTGTCTGCTGAGTTATCAAATGCGCCTTCTACGAACAAACGAGTTCCTGCAGGAATAAACTTAGGCTCTCTCCAAGTATATGAAAGTTGCCAAGCGTAATCGTAACGAGGAATATCAATCAACTCTTCTTCAGTTCCATCAGCATAGATTGCTTTTGCTTTCATGCTCTTACCACGAAAATGCATGTGTGGCAAGAATGTATGCAACCTGATATCATTTTTCAATGTAATCTCTGCTGTCTGTACAAAGTTAGGATCGTATGGGGGAATAGGCGTCCAGTTGTTAGGGAAGATACAAGCACAGTCGCCTGCCATTCTCTCTTCTGGTACTACTCCCTCATCGTGGAAGTACAAACCTATTCGTGCTTTGTCGGTTCTAGGTATGCCATCAGGCGTGTAGTGTAGTTGCAAGTTTACTTTACTACCTGCTCGTAGTAAGCCGCCTGTGTTCTCATCATAGTAATCAGGGTCACCACCAGGAACATACGCACTGATAGCAGCGTTGTTCATTTCTTCTTGACCGCCGCCCTGTGTACCTAAGATGTTACCGTTGCGCTCGCCTGCAACTGCTACTGAGTTGAGCATGTGATGCATTACAGTAGGCTCTGAAGGTAAGAACTCTGATCCTCTTAGCCATTTATCTTCTGTAAGACCTAAGTCTACTCCAACATAACGATAAGGAATAGCAGAAGGACCTGCAGGTATTTCTTGTGCAGGTACTTCAATAATCATATCAGGTTGACCATGTACCCACTCCGAAGTAGAGTAAGTAGTTTCTGTTAGAGGATCTCTATCGCCCTCAACAGGTGCTCCTGCATTGACCCATTTTACAATAGTTTCCATTTCTAAATCATTTAGTGTACGATGATTTATAATATCTTTTGCAAACTTGCGATCAATCTGTCCGGGTGGCATTCTTAATGTTGTAACTGCTTCTTTGATTGCAGGTGCAAATGCTTGAAGCATTCTATAGTCAGTCATTGCCCAAGGAGCGATACCGCCTTCTCTATGGCATGATTGACACTGTTCTATAAAGATAGGTGCTACATTTTCTGCGTAATCAATTTCTACTGCTTGCGCTCTTGCACCAAATAGTAAAACTATAAGTCCAAAAGTTATTGCTCCTGCGTTTAGTCTAGTCATTAATTTTCTCCTATGATTGCTACTGTTATTAAATCGTTCTGCAAAAGTTGAATCTCTTCAGTTAGTTCTTGATATTCTTCTGAATCGGGATCTAAACCATCGCGATTATCTATTAGCAATTTTAACTTTTCCATTCCTTTCCTCTTTTAGTTTATTGTATCCTTCATCGTCTAAATGTGTAATAGCAAGCCAAGCGTGAGTCATTTCGTCTCCTGTTCTTGAACCTCCCATTACCCACATATCTGGATCTGGATTATTTGGATTTTCTGCTGTGTTGTCATACCATTGCTTTAGAACAATAACTGCTCCTGCTGGTAAGAGTGGTGCTACGTCTGGATCATACAAATGACTGTGATGCCATGTTGCGCTCCAGTTGCTTACTTGGCTAATCTGTTCTGTGCGTCCTGTTTGTGGATAGAATATTTCCAAACTTGCTGCGTTCATACGCAAGTGTCCATGCGGTTGAAAACTATCTAAACGTACAGGATGATCGAAACTGTGAAAGCCTTGAGTCATTGCATATCCATTGGGTGGGATAACTAAATCGTCCTGATCTCCAAGGCGATACAAACTCAAATCTTGTTTGTATTTCAGTTGTGCGCTTTCCTCTTCGGTATATAACCAGAGTCCAATCTCTACCACGTTGTCTTTGATAACCGCTCCTGGAGCCATTGCGCCAAGTCCACCTGGGAACATGTGAATGTCCCATGACACTTGTGCGTCTGCTGGGATTGTGCGACATACTCCTTCTGGCACAATCTCTCCCCACTTTCCCATGGCGTACTCAGTGAGCATGCCTTCACGCCCTTCTGATGTTATGATACTTGAGTTAGCGTGATGTACTACTGCTTTTGCATCGCCACGGGGCTTTACTTGTACTGCTTTAATACAACGGTCTTCAGTTAGTCCTGTTGGTACTAAATGCTTGTGCCATAGATCGTTTCCGTTTGCAGGAATATCTATTGCCACACTAGGAATAATTGCGTCTGGTGCGCCAAAGTCTGCTTCAAAGTTCCATGCTTCTGGATCTCGTAAAGGCGGTGCTTGTACTACAATATCAGCATCGCCGTACTGTGCGCCTGCATTTACCCACGCAACAACTGTGTCTATATCGTTTTGTGAAAGTCGCCAATCACCTTGTAGGTCCTGTATACCAATACCGTGATCGTAAGCATAAGGAGGCATTTCTCTGTTTGCTACTCTCATTTGAATAAGAGGAGCCCACGGTCTTACTTGCTCGTATGTTTCAAAGCTCATTGGTCCAATGCCGCCTGCGCGATGACACACTACACAATTATCGTTGATGATACTTGCTACTTCGTTAGTGTATGTTTGTGCTGATAGGACAAGTGGGAATAACGCTGCTAGTGCTGCTGTAATATATTTCATATAATAATTCTCCTGGGAACTATTACTATTTAAACACATATATTACATATTGCAACCTATATTAGTTCAATGTTACAATTTATTACATCTTGACTAGCGCCAGCCTCTTTGCCACTTCTTTTTATCATTGACAATATTATGACCTTCTTCAGCTCGTTTTAGATATTCTTCGTAATCCATGCCAAACTGTTCTTTTACTCTGGCAGCTTCTCTGTCGTATTCGTCCCAATATGCCCATTCGTCAGCATATCTACGTTGCCATTCAGATTCTACCCACATGTCGTATTTGTTAGGATCGATGCCGCCAAGAACTCGTTTAGTTGGTTTTGGATGTTCTTCCATAAACAACGGCAACCATTCTTCTTTTGTATACGGAGGCCTACGTCCTTCTGAAAGACGAAGAAGTGATGCTTCTCTAATTTCATTAGCTTCGAGTTGTTTAGCTTTTATTATTTCTGCGGACATGTCGTTAGCCCACGCAAGAGCGCCTTTTGCTTGGCCAAAAGGTGTCACACGTGGACCATCTATTGCGACAAACCAAGAAATCGGATTATACCATTTCATTATTCAGCCCTCCAAATTGTCCATGCACCGTATGCAATTGCTGCATATGCTGCTAGTTTAGCAAACGGTCCTGCTATTAGTATTACTAGTCCTACGCCAATAAGTACTGCACCGTCTAATGAAGTACGCTCTTCTAGTCTTTCTTTAATCCAATTCTTAATCATTGATTTCTCCCTATCATTCCTTTAAGTTGTTCTACTGATGTTTCAACACGAGTTAGTTTGCGTTCAAGTACAGTTATTGCTGCTCGTTGTTTCCTCGACTGGTCTTCTAAGCTTTGTACATATCGTTGCGTGGGCACTTTATTTTCAGAGCCGTCTTCTGCAACCATTACAAGATGATCTTGTCCTTGTGCTTTTAATCCGCCGCTAACACGATTTGGATTCTTATCCGAACTCGAGCTCTCTGCTGTTGGCTTCTTTCGACCATACATTTTCGCTAGGTAATTCATATTGGTTTCCTTTGTAATATTTATACAGTTCTATCATTGCTAGATTTTTGCATTTTGATTCTAACATGATATCTGTATAAGGCAAAAAGCTAAGAGCCCAGTCATTTGTAGCATTGTTAGGATAATACTCGCTATGAGCTCGTAGTTTACCTTTCTTGTATCCCTGCTCTAATAATGTAGGAAAGTCAGGTTTAGTATTGGTATCAATATGTCCTACCCATTCTTCACGACTATAACTGTAATGTATTGCAGGGCGTACACCTCTCCAAGAATCTACTATGCGTTTAAATCTATCGTCGGTTGGTAGTATGTATTCGTTTTCCCGGCACAGGTGGTGATGTACATCTAGCACCAAAGCGAGATCGTCTGCAAGTTCAAGGCTGTGTTCGATGCCCCACTTGTTTTCGTCGTTTTCGATTGTAATAGTGTTTCTTGCCTCCGGTGAGAGGCGTTTAAGCGCGGCTTTGATACCGGCTGGACCGTTTCTGCCTGAGATATGAACGTTGCACTTAAAGTCTTGGAATTGTCTGCCGTAACCCATATAGCGGATGACATCGGTGTGATATTCAAATTCTTCTATGCTCCTGTTAACAATATCTGGATTATCTGACGCAAGCACAGTAAACTGACCAGGATGCATAGACAACCGTACATCCAACTGCCTTGCAAGTTCGCCGACCCTTGCGAAATGCTTCTCACAATATGCGACCACAGCAGGTAGTTTCCAATAATAACTCCAGTCAAGCTGAGTGTATACAGGAAGGACATCACTGCCAAGTCGAACCATTCGTAATTCATGTGGTAAACTCCCTACGTATTCAATCAAATTGTAGTACGATTGAATGTTATGCACCATGATGTCCCACAGCCGTTCTTCTGCAACATCACGAGTTTGTCTATTAAGCCACTGTACTGTAGTGCTACGAGTATTTAGTGGCCGTTGAATTTCTTCTAGTAGTTTTTTCTTCTGTGTTTGA